GCTGTAGCAGAGGGCAAAACGTAACTACCGCCGCCGCTCGCTGACAGTGTTCCGTCCTCAGATATAGACAGATTCTCTCCGATTTTTACCGCTCCGAGAACGGTATCCGAAGCGATTGCATTTGAGAAATCATAGCCATTTGCAGAAGAATACTTGCCCGATACAGTTAGATTACCGTCACTGTCAAGCGTTAAGGCATCCTGTAGATGATTGGCATCTGTGCCATTGCCAACTGCAAGAAGCACTGTAATACTATCTGTTGTCCAATACTCTCCAAATCTTGCCGAACCTTTAACCGATATGCCCTTCATACCGCTACGAGAAAAGCCATCAGACTTTATCGAGCCACTGACCCATAATTCGCCATCGTAGTTCAAGGTTAAAGCATCGCTTTTGTCATAAGCATCCCCATTGCCGACAACAAAGAACGTATCTTGCGTTTTGTTGTGCCGACCAAAAGCCGCTCCGTTGTCATAGTTAGTTATTGCATACAAACCGTGTGCGAAGGTATTGTATCCGTTTGCTTCGCTGTGATAGCCCCCTGCGTGACTGTTGTCTCCGCTTGCTACAGAGTCTCTGCCTTCTGCGTGAGAATACATACCTGATGCGATAGTTTCGCTGCCTTCTGCGTGAGATACCCATCCTGTCGCTTTTGTGCTACTACCTTCTGCGTGACTTGCACAACCGCTTGCTTCGGTACTATAGCCTTCTGCATGTGCGTTGTCATTACTTGTTACTGTGCTACTGCCTTCTGCGTGACTGTACAGCCCTTTTGCAGATGTCCGATATCCTTCTGCGTGAGAATACGGAGCAGTCGATACGTTGTTTTCGTAGTCATTAAAAATCTCGCTGAAATACTGTGTTGTAAACTGTCCGACATCGCTTCCCGACTCGGATGTCGCTTGGTAGATCATGTTTATTGTCTGCTCGTCATCGGCACTGGTATCGTTGTACTCCTCGATGATGCTTGCAAACGCAAACTTCGTGCGTTCCGTCAGTGTTGATACATACTGCTCAAGGTCTGCGATACGCTGTGACTCGCTCGCCGATTTGTTCGGAGCAAAGCTGATGTTAATGTTTTCCGCCAATTTCGCTCGCCCCCTCCGTATCAATAAACAAGCCGTAAAGCGTTAAGCATGGCTGTGCCGTTGCATCAGGACCCGTTGCCAGTTTGCCGCTGATCTTGATGCGTAATCGCTGACACCGCATCGGTATAGTCGGTATCAGTGTAACAACGTTGTTATCGGCTTCTTCTGCTGTTCCGTCATAGCTGTATACCGTCTGCCAATTGCCTCCGTCATACTGTACGGATACGGTAAACTGCACAGAGGATACCCCTTGCTGATGCCATTCCTCAACCGACATTGTCAGCTTCTTGATGACCGTATGCATAGCCTTGCGTGAGTAACTGCTTGTCGATGTCAACTCGCCCCTGCATAACTCGCCTGTAACAGCTTCAAATGCGGTTTCTTCCGACCTTGCCGACATTCCCACATCCGTTGTCAGCATCACCTTTTGCATAGCTTTGTTGCTGTCTTTTGTGATAGCGTACAAGCTACCGCTAAAGTTATGCATAGATATCACGTTGGGCAGTGTGCGATTGTACCATACGTTGTGCAGCTTGTCATAGTATAACACCGTACCGTCTGACATAGCCATAACGATATAGCGATCATCTGCCGTACCGCAGGCTGTCCTGCTGTCCCGGTCTACGCATAGCTTGCCGTCAAAGCGTGACGAGGCAGAGCCGTTAAACGTAAATATGCCTTCAGGTGCTTTGTAGTACAGCAATCCCTCACTGATGCAGAGCGATTTTGCACTGCCTTTTTGCACTCCTCTGACCGTGTATGTAGTGACCGTAAAGTTTGATGCCTTCGTGCCGTAAACGCTGTGTACGCAATCCTCCTTGAAGAACAGAACACAGCCATTAAACACGCAAGCCCCTGTAAAATCGCCGTCTGTACCGACCGTTGCCGCCCAGGAGTCAGTGCTGATGCCACTGTATGCTCCCCATACCAACGGCTCTCCGAGTTTTGAGCAGTATATCTCGTGATTTTTTGATGAGCATCCCCACAGGCGATTGTTGTACTCAACAACGTAGTCAAGGTCGGGAAAAAGCCGCTGTATCGTTGCGTTCTGCACGGACACAGCCACTTGCTGAGATTGTGTCACCTTGTTGTTTGTGATGTAAAAATAACGTGTGTTCGGGAACTCCGTTGTATCAAAGTTAATCGACTTCATGCCGCTTGCTGTGTACGCTTCTACAGCTATGGATGTTATCGTTACTTGCTTTTTGTACTGTCTGCCTGCATAAGTGTAGGTAAGCTGTACGGCATCTCCAACAGCAAGTTTTGATGCCTCCACGTCCGCTTCGGGTACATCAAGATACAACAGCTTGTATATAGAAACCGTAGGCTTGGTCTGATTTTGATTGTACTCGGTCAGCTTTCCTGTGATTGCTGTGCCGTTTGCCGTAATCACAGAGCCTTCCGTTTTGGCTGTGTTAATTACTATCCAGTCAGGTAGTATAACGATATACGCACCGATGTTGACAAGCGTTTTATCGCCTGCCGACAAGCCCTCTATCGCCGTAAGTGTGCCTTTACCGTCAAGGTATATACCGTCTGCTGTGGTATATACCAGTATCCCGTTACGGTATGTATACCCGGTAATCTCGCCTGATGACACTATGTCGCTGTATGCATACGGCAGACAAGTCCGCAGTGCAGGATATGCCGTAAGGTCAAAGCCGTTAAGTCTATCCCACTCTCCGAGTGGCGTTCCGTTTGCTCGGTTGATGCCTCCGAACGTAGTTGCAGAGCGGATTCGTGAGCTTGGCGTGTCACGGATATAAGTGCTTTCCATAGGTTTTCAACCCCTTTCAAATTGCGGTTAAATGTTATAAAAGCTATAGTTTTTGGATACTCGCTGATCAAGCGGATCATCGCCTCTCGGTACGCTTGCCGACACTGTCGGAGCGGCTATCGGATGATCCATCAAGACATATCTGCACTCGTCATAGATATGATCCTCCTGCGTTGTGTCGATATCCTCAACGTGTACATCGTCATACACCAAAGCAGGAATGGTTCTCAGAAATCCCTTGCAAGTGCTAAAACAGTAGAACTTAGGCAATCCATCGGCATTAAATGCAAGCCTGTAGTGATACTGCATCTTGCCTGCTATCCTTGCGTTATCACCGGGCGACCATAGCACAAAGTTTGGTGCTTTGGACATAATGTCGGCAACACTCTCGCCTCTGCTCCTGTCAAAGATAGACGGGTCTGCAATCCCTGTGATAGTCTTGCCTCGCAGGTTCTCGTCCTCGCTCTCGATACGCCGTATCTCCGATGCTATCTCCGCAGGATTTAGCTTTAAGCCTGTGTTGGCTACATCGGTACAGCCGTAGTACTCTCTGATGCGATAGACCGTATCGCTCTCGTCAATCGCATACCATCCCACCGAGAATGGCTTTGCATAGCCAAAATCAAAACCTCTGACGATTACCCAATGCTGTGGTATCTTAAACGGCGATATAACGTGTGTCCACTGTCTGTCGACATAGTGTGTCGGATCATCCTGCCACTCGGCAAACACCTGACCGCTGAAGCTATCCCAATTGCCGTATAGCAGAGCATCTCGCTCTGCCTGCGGAAGCATTGCTAAACTTGCAAGATATGCAGGATCATTTGCAAGTAACCTTTTGTTGTCAAAGACACTTGCAGGTACAAATATCCTGCTACGCTGATAAGTATGTGCCTGTCCTGCCGTATCTGTGACCGTGTATGTGTCGATGATGGGTGTCATCGGCTTTGCGGCTGTGATAAAGCGTTGCTTTACCCATCCGTGACCGACACCGCCGGGATTGGCTGTAGCCCTCATATAGACCCGTGTTCCTGCCCCACTCGGACGGTTACGGGAGAACATATAGCTGTACTCGTCCCATGTAAAGTGTGTAAGCTCGTCAAAGCCGATAAAGTCATACTGCTGACCTTGATACTTGGTGCGGTCTTGTACCCTCTGCATCGCTCCAAAGTATATCCTCGCTCCCGAAGGAAACTGCCAAACGTGCTTGGAAGCGTTGTATACTGCGGTCGGGAAGGCTCGCTTATATATGGCTGTAGATCGGCTCTCTAACTCGGCTAACTGCGGAAATGTCTTACGCAGTATCAGTGCCTTATAGTGCGGTATATGCACTTGCCGCAGAGCCTCTGCAAGCAGTGCATCCGACTTGCCACCGCCTGCTGCTCCTCCGTATAGTGCCTCATACTCAGGACGGCTTAAAAAGACCGCTTGCTTGGGCTGTGGTGTCCATATCGTGTTACTGCTCATCATCATCACCACAAGATGCAGTATGCTCAGGTGGTGGAGCTATCGTTTTTATAGCATCCGCTACCACTTCGGGCAAGACTACTACGCCGCCGCTCTGAGTATCGCTCTCTGCTTCTTTACGTCGATCCCTCCAAAGATCTGGTCGGCGATTTTTGAGCCAAAAGATTTGGGCTGTAGTATCAGGTGGCACTTCCTTCTCGACCGCAGATACAGGCACTAAGTTACCATCGCTGTCCGCTTTATAGGACACTTCCTTTGTCTTATATCCTGTTGCCTTACGAAACAAAGCATTCTCAACTATAGTATCAGCAACTTCTTTTCCGCTTTTTAAGGCTTCGCCTATGGTATCAGGGTACTTTTTCTTCCATTCGCAAAGCGTGGCTATGTGCAGATCTATCTTTTCGCATATCTCGGCATCGGTCAATCCTCTTCTCGCCCACCCGGCAAGAAGGATCAGCCCTTCTTCCGTCAGCCAATATCCAACTTTCGATTTTCCCACCTTTTCGCCCCCTTTTTAGTTGTACGTATATATGATATCACACAATTCTATTTTCTGCTTGTGTCATACAAAATCCCCCGACAGAGCCGTATCAAACTCCGCCGGGGGATAACTATTATACTTATTTTTTCAGATACTTAACGTCTATCGGCGACTGTATGTCAAAAACGCCCGTAGTATCCTT